CAGCAGCGGCGAGCTGATGAACCAACTTCTTGTTGACGGACTGAAAGTGGAAGGCGAGCCGGCAGAGGGTTTCTGCCATGAAGCGCAGATCGTCGACGTTCGTGATGGAGCGGATGTCGCGGATCTGGAGCTCCATCTGGAACTCATGGTCGAGGGGTTGGTTCAGGTCCAGCCAGGGGGCCATGAGTGTGTGGAGCGGTTCGGGGAAGCATAGGACCGCCCAGCGTGAACGATTGTTACAGATCGAGAGATGGTGGGCGGGAGCTGGGTAGGGTTACGACAGGGCAGCAACCCAACCATTGCAGATTGCATCCATGACGTTGACGACACGAGTCCTGGAGTTCATCCAGAATGCACAGCCAGGGGATGCCCTGGCGTTGAGCACCGATGCCTGCTGCGAGATGCGGCAGGGGATCTACCTGGCAGCCGATCGGCTGCTCGACCGCCGCGACCTGGTGATCTACTGCCCGGGCGAAGCTCCGGTGGTGATGCGCTACGGCGGAGCTGGGAATGTGCTGGCGTGCGCGCAGGAGCTGGCGGCCCGGACCGGCCGGGAGCTGGAGCGATGAGACGCCGCATCGTCAACCTGCTGACGTTCCTGCTGCCGGTGGTGGTGATCGCCGTGGTGATCCATGACCACGGGACGATGCTGCCGCGGATGGAACGTGGGCAATGAAGCGCCGGCAGTACCAGGTGCCGGGCCTGTGGGTCGAGGCCTGCGGGGGTGGGTTCAACGCCTGCTACCGGGGCAGCGCCCGATGGTTCGCCAACCGGGCGGACCTGGTGAGCTGGCTGAAGTGGCCGAAGGGTCCCTCGCGGGATGCGCTGACGGCCTGGCTGGACGAGATCGAAGCACCTGCTGCCGCCGAGGCGGTGGAGCAGGACCCAACAGCAAACACTCGCACGATCATCTGATGACCGACATCAATGCAACGCTGGCCGAACGTGGCGCACGCTACGGGGACTTCATGGGCCACAGTGAGGTGACCCAGGAGTTGAAGAACTGCCTGCGGGATCACCTCGAAGCACGAAGCAAGATCCTGTCACCGGACCAGCTGGAAGCGCTGGACATGATCTGCCACAAGATCGGGCGGATCATCAACGGCGACCCGGACTATGCCGACAGCTGGGTCGACATCGCAGGCTATGCGCAGCTGGTTGCGAACCGCCTCCTGGGCAAGGGGGTGCTGTGATGTGGGACCCGAGAGAGGACAGCTACAGAGGCGTCATCCAGGGGATGACCAAAATGATTGCGGACCTGCGGCAGGAAAGCTACAAGCAGCTGCAGCGCATCGAGGCGCTGGAGGCCGCGCAGCAGCCGGCCCCGCCCGCGCCAGAGGTGGCGAAGCTGGCGGACAGATTGGATCAGATCGCTGCTCAGCTATTCAGCATCGGCGGCTGGGACGACCATTCCGCCTCTGTTGCCCGCGCCGCCACCCTACTTCGGCAGCTCTCCGCGCCTGCCGGTGTGCAGCGCCGCTACCCTTCGCCGGCCACCATCGCCGAGTGCGGTGGCCCGTGCGATAGACAGGGACCTGAGGCCTGCGACTGCAGCCTGCTGCAGGAGCTCAACCCTCCTTCGCCCGCGCCTGCCGGTGGGCTGGTGAAACGGGTGGCTCACCTGCTGGCCATGCGGTTCAGCGAGTCGCGCCCTGGCACCGACTGCACGCCGTTCGCCTGCGACGTGCTCCGCGAGGTGGCGGCAGCGGCTGAGCAGATGGCCCCTGACAAGAATCTGACGTGGGAGCGTGTCAGGCTGTGGCTGGAAGTGGAGGCCATCCGATGACCACCGACTTCCGCGCCTTGTGCGCTGAGCTGCTGCTGGCCTGGGCTGAGCGGACCAGCGCCGCGCTGTCCGCCTCGGAGCAGGGGCCGACGGATGAGGAGATCATGGAGCTGATGCCGGAACAACTTCGGGAGGACCTTTCCACCGTCTCACGGCTGGCAGCCCATGGCGCAGGTCCAGACGTGGGCCCCGGCCTGTACCGCGTCACCCTGAACACTGGGATCGTTGACCACTGCCGCGCCGTGCTTGCCCGCTGGGGCCGCCCTGCCGTCGAGCCGGTGCCGGTGAGCGAGCGGGCGCCGGGGCCGGAGGATTGCGACGACCAGGGGCGGTGCTGGTGGCTGGACCGACCGCTCAAGTACGCCCCGGCCTGGATACTGAGGCGTCCGGATGACGGGCTGCTGTTCACGTTCATCGCCTGGGCTCCCCACTGGGCATTCCCCTTTCCGCAGGAGGGGGCCGATGGCTGACCTCTCCCCCGCTGCCGCTGCCGCCTGGGAAGCGTTCAACGAAGTGGCTGAACGTGTCGGCGTATTCGAGGATTACGGCGATGCGCTGGCCGCCTTCACCCGCGCTCTGGCGGAACAAGCCGGCTCCGCGAAGCACTGGCACGTCAATGAGCTCCGCGCCATCGCCGCCGAGCTGGAGGGCCAGCAATGAGCAACCACATCGACCCCGCCAGTGTTGCCTGGGGCATGAGCCTCGGCCTGATGCTCGGCTCATGGATCCGCGGTGCGCTCAACGCTCCGGGCCGGCGCATGGTCCGACCTCGGGGGTCCTACGGCTCTCCCCGCGGCAGCAATCCGCCACCTCGTTTCACCGAGGGCCGCACCATCCGCGGCAACGGCAACGGCGGGCCCGCCACGGACAAGCCGCCGATCAAGCCTCAGCCCCATGGCGGCTATCAGCCACGCCCCCCAGCGGGGCACACCGAACCCTCCGCCATCTGAACCATGAGCACCTGAGTCGATGAGTGACATCTACGTCTTCCCTGCAGAGATGAACGCGGATCAGTTCATGCAATGGCTGGAAGATGCCAGCATTCCCGATCTGGAAGCGTTTGGATCTGGCGAATCCAGGTTCTTCGTCGCTCCAGGACTGAGGAAGTTGCCGCCACCAAACCCGAACGATCGCAACCTGGGCCTGCGGTAAGCAGACCGCGGCCCGCCGGAGCCGCACCCAATCCGCGTCACCATCCACCTGCTCACGCATCATGCTCATCTCTGGAACCTCCCGCGCCGACGTCCTCACCGGTGTCGCCGGCGAGACCGACCAGTTCATCATCAACAACGCCGGGGACCAGATCCTCGGCAGCGAAGGCCGCGACATCGTGGTCTCGTCCATCAGCTTCGACATGGCCGCCTCGAATGCCCAGTACCTGGTGCTGACGGGCCGCGCCGCCATTGACGCCACCGGCACCGACAAGGCCGAGGTGATCGCCGGCAACACGGGCGACAACCTGCTGAACGGCGGCCGGGGCCAAGATCGCCTGATCGGTGGCCGCGGTGCTGACACCTTCGTGTTCGACGCCCACGGCCAGCTCAACGCCGACATCATCGAGGACTTCAGCCGGGCCCAGGGCGACACCATGGCCCTGTCTGGTGCCGCCTTCGGCATCGCCGCCGGCACCGCCCTGGAGTTCGCCGAGGGTGCTGCCCTGGGGGCTGGCGCGACGGTGTTCCGCGACGCCACCAATCAGCTCTGGTTCGACGCCGACGGCATCGGCAACGGTGCTGCGGTGGTGTTCGCGCAGTCGCGGGCCCAGGGCCTCGACAGCTCCTGCTTCGCGGTGATCTGATCGACCACGGGCCCCGGCACTGCGCTGGGGCCTTTCCACCCTGCCAACCTCCCATGAATCTCGTCTTCTCCAAGGGCTACGACGGCTACGGACTGCAGCAGCTGCTGGCGCTGCCGTTCGCCGACATGACCAAACGACTCGCGGCGTTCCACATCTGGGGACCACGCAAGATAGTCAACCCCCGCGCCGGCTTCCGACGGACCGACACCAGCCTCGATGCCACCGTGCCCGCACCGCCGGCCGATGACAGCCGTGAGACTGCCGGCGAGTTGCTCGAGGTCGCTGCGATGCAGTGGCTGATCGATCAGGACATTGACAGCCTCGACAGCCATCCCGATGCCAGACGGATCGCGGAGATCCTCGGTGCATTCCCTGGCATCCTGACCCGTCCGGGTGTTGGCGGCATGTTCCGCTATGGCCCCGGCGATCTGGGGCGGCGCACCAGCGCTCTGCTGTGGCAGTCGATCCCAACGGGATGGAACCGCGCGTCGTTCGAGCCGCTCATCAGGAGTGGCCGCTATGGCGCCACACCGGCGGCCTATGAGGCTCTGCAGCTGGGGCAGGTGAGCGAGCGGCAGCAGTTCGAACAGCAGCGACGGTGGAGCGGTCGCGCCCTGGCCAGCCTGGTCCATCAAGACCAGCCTTACCTGATCCCGTTGTTCGTCGCCTGCCAGCTGCTGGGATCTGGAGCACGGCTGAGCTCGAGGTTCCCGGCCATGATCGCCGAGGCGCCATTCGTGACCGGCGGCGGCGTCCTGGCGCTGCAGTGCGCCCTGGCGACAGTCACCGAGCAGGCGATGCGGTCCTGCTGGGCGGTGAAGTTCCAGCGGGGGAGGGAGCGCCCTGAGCGGCTGTGGCGTGAAGGGGTCCAGGGCAACCTGCACCGGGACTTCCTGGAGATCGGCGGCTGGCTGGTGCAGCAGACCGGCGGCTATCTGCCGATGACCTATGCCGAGGGCTCACCCTTGCATCCGGACTATCCGAGCGGCCATGCGACGATCGCCGGCGCCTGCGCTGGGATCCTGCTGGCATGGTTCGCTGATGGTCCGCTGCCGTCGCTGGAGATCACGTCGGTGCATGACGAGATCCGGCAGATGATGTGGGCCCTGGCCGTCGGCCGCAGCTGGGCGGGGATCCATTCCCGGTCGAGCCTGCTCACAGGCCTGCAGCTGGGGATGGCGCATTCGGTGTCATTCCTGCGCAACCTGAAGGCCAGGACGCCGGAGCCGCTGGGGGCTGCGTCGTTCGCGGCATTCGATGGGACGGTGCTGACCGTCTGAGGTTCAGCGATGCCGGAGGCCTTCGACATCAACCCGAAGGCCTTGGATCGCTTCGTCCTGCTGCTGATCCTTGGCGGTCTTCTGCTCCAGCTGCTGGCAGACGACCGTCAGGGTTTTCGCCATCTCTGCGAGGGTGATGGTCTGACGCCAGGTGAAGCCGACGAGGGTGGCGCCGATGGTGAGAGCAGTAGTGGCGACCGCAACGAGGAGGCCAGGCAGAGCCTGTTGCAGCACCGAGTGGTGTGGAGAGGGCGCCATGGGAGCAGTCTACCGGCGGGGCTGCAGCGGATCGGATTGTGAACGATTGTTACTACTCAACCCTGCAGCGGGATGGCGGCCGGTAGGGTGTGATCATCGGGGCGGAGACGTCCCATCACCACACGTCACCAGTCATGACCGCCACCCTCATCGAGAAGCACAACGAGCAGTCCTATACCCTGACCACCGAGAAGGGCCGTGAGATCAGCGTCTACTTCCACTCCTGGGGCGCCGTTGGCGTTTACATTCAGCGGGCCGGCCACCCTGGCCTGTCGGCTGGTCGCCGGTTCGCCAACGTTGAAGCGGCCATCGCCGGATACAAGGCCGCTGACGTGAAGGGCGCCCTGGCGGCGCTGCTGCCGGGCTGACAATCCGTGAACCAGTCATCGACAGGCCGAGCGCGCCGTCGACTCCATCGCATTCACACCATGACCACCTGCGTCCTCGCTTGGGCCGTTGCTCTCCTGCTCCTGCCCATCGTCATCATCCTCTGGGCCACCGAGACCCGGCAGCAGCGGGCCCGCCGCTGGCGCGCCGCCGGCTGGACCCAGCAGCGCATCGCCGATCGCCTCGGCTGCAGCCGCACCACTGTCCGCCGGATGCTCGCGGCCTGACCGCCCGCTACCCTGCGGGTGTCCATTGTGGACAGATCGTGCGCCACCACGTCGTCAGGGTTGGCCCGGCACTCCTCGATGTGCGCATTCCTTATAGCTCGAAGTCCGAGGAGTTCCACTGCCTCCTCGCTTCCGACATCCACCTCGACAACCCGAAGTGCAACCGGGCCCTCCTCGCCCGGCACCTGAACGAGTGCCGCGACCGGCAGGGTGCCGCCTTCATGTTCGGTGATGTCCTCTGCCTGATGCAGGGGAAGAACGACCGACGCGGATCGAAGAGCAGCATCCGACCGGAGCACCTCGGGTCCAACTACTTCGACCTGGTGTTCGGCGAGGCCGCCGACTTCCTCCGGCCCTGGGTCGGCACCCTGGCGATGATCTCCGACGGCAACCACGAGACAGCGGTCGCCGGCCGGAACGAGGTGGACCCCCTCGACAACGTCATCCGTCGGATGGGCCCCGGCGCTCCGCACCACATGCCCTACCAGGGGTTCGTGCGGTTCAGCTTCTACCAGGAGAACGAGCGTGGCCCCGGCAAGTCCCGCTCGGTGCTGCTGTTCTTCCACCACGGTGCCTGGGGCGGCGTCGTGACGAAGGGCGTCATGGGCGGGGGTCGCTACGCCACCCTGGCCCCGCAGGCGTCGATCTGGGTCAACGGCCACAACCACGAGAGGACGATAGCGGCGCACCCCTGCTACCGAGTCACCACCTCAGGCCAGCAGCAGATCGAGACCCGCTGGCATCTGCAGACCGGCACCTACAAGGAGGAGTTCGCCAGCGGCGGCGGCTGGGCGGTGGAGAAGATCGTCCTGCCGAAGTCCTTGGGCGGGATCTGGCTGACCCTTCGCCCGCGCCATTCCTCCGGCGTCGACATCATCCCCAGCCCAGCAGCCTGATCATGCCGGCGGCCACAGCTCCCGCGGTGTCGCGCCGGTCGCCATCATCCTGGCCAGCCGCTCGGCGCGCTGCCCCACCTGCCGGGCCCACAGCGAGTCGAGCATCATCGTCGCCGCCTGCTGATACTGGCCGGTCCGGATCGCCTCGAGGGTGCGCTTGAACTGCAGCAGCCCGGGCAGGCCCAGGTTGAAGGCCATGTCGAGCAGCACCCGCTGGCGCACGTCATCGAGGGCCGAGGCCCAGGGCAGCGCGCGGAACAGCTCGATCTCCAGC